AATCAACGTCCACGTTTACGCAATGATAAAAAAATTAAAAATCGCAGGCGCAATATTATTTTTTTCTGTCCAGTTTCCAAGTTACGCAAATACAAATATGACAAATAATCCTGTCAGTAATAGTTCTGGAAGCGTTACGAATTTGGGCGTAATGAATATGCCTACAAGACAATTTCAAAATCAAGTTGGCGGTAATACTGTAGTTTGTCAATCTGATACTTTAGTTATCCAACCTTTCGTCACTTCATCGGCTTCATTTACAAAACCATATCAAGACTATTATCTTGACCCCATATATTCAGTAAAAGATACAGAAGGCGCGACAGATGCAAACGGCGTCACAATAGGCGATGGCGACCCCGACAACCCCGGCCAAATTATCGGATATAAAACAATAAGAACAGCGCAAAAAGATACATATAATATTTCGCCGGGAATCAGTTTATCTTGGAATATTTCACTTGATCGTAAAGCCGTGCGATTATGCCGCGAAGCGCAACAAAGACAATCAGACTTAATTAAGGCAAGAATAAATGACAATATGTATGCGCTTGAACTCGGACGGTTAAAAACGTGCGGCGATCTTTTATCTAAAGGCTATAACTTCAAAAAATCGTCAAAATATTATAAATTATGCGAGGATGTGCAATTAACAAACCCAAGCAATACTTTAATTAATCATCAACACTCTTTGAAAGAAGTTTCTGTTTCTTCAAACGAGAAGAAGAACTAAATCTTGTACCTGTTTTTTTACCGATAAGTTTTTTTGCGCGATTTATAAGTTGTTTGAATATTGGTTTAAGAAGTCTAGTTAAAAAAGGCGTAGCAGTTGCGGCGGATGTCGCGACAATTGTTACCACTAAGGTCGTTGCGACAACAGATGACGAGGGTAGGTATTTATCGACAAAATCAGTTTTTGCCCATATCTCAACACATTTTCCATCTATTACTTCAAAGCCGACAACTTTTTCTTGCGCTTCTGCATTTCTTACATCGTTTAACCTAAATTGTTGGTCTTTCGCAGGGCAATCAATTTCTTTTTCTTCGATTACGTTATTATTGTTATTTTCTTTTGTTTTTGGAATTTCTGGCGTTTTTATTTCTGGTATTTCTGGCGCTTCTGTTTTGGTGTTTTGTTTTGGTGTAATTATTTTTGCAGATGGGGAATAATCAGGCGCAAAATAAAATGGTGCGGTGTGATCGCATAAAGCGACATTTCCATCGGGGTCATTGTTGAAATGATCTTTACCACTCGTCAAAGAATCGCGTACAACAGCGCAAGGGGCATCAATGACAGGAACACCTATATCAATAGAAACAGGCGTATCAAGGACGATAGGCGGTTCAATATGGATAGGTTCTGGGATATCTATGTTAGGAATATTTATTTCTGGTATTTCCAAAATTTAAAATGGAATTACGTTGCCTGTTGATTTTGGTAGTTTTGGAATTTCTGGTAAGGGTATTTTTTCAATAACTTGTTGAATCATTTTTTCTTTAAAATCATCGCTTGTAACCATCATGTAACCATAAACCCCTGCGCCCAACATTGACGCGCTGATTATAAAACTTAAAATAGATAATATTTGAGAAATTTTTGCCATGTTGAAAGAAGCGTTTATTAAAGCATTAGCACCAATAAGTTTGATGGTGCTGTTTTTAATTGTTGGTTTAGCTCCACTATATTTAATCAGTGGAATAATGACCAAACAAATGCACGAAAAAGTTAAATTCTAAATATTACCAAGGTACGCCAGTAGTTGTTGTTGGTGTTTTCGATCTTGTTATCTGTGTTGCAATTTCTGTTTCAATTCTTGTAACTTCATCAGTTCCAAGTAAAGCTTTTACCCACGCAATCACATTGTCTTTTGTGACATCTTTGTAAGCAATAAAAGAAGTTGGATCGGCTTCTTTAAGTGCTACAGAACCATAAGAATAACCCTTATGATCTCCATCTGAATCTGAAGCTGTCCAATGAACAGTTTTAATTACATCAGATAAACTTTCTTCGGTTTTTGTTGCATCTAAAGAAGCAATATTCCAAGTAACAGCCATAATAAAAAGTGTTTGGTTTTATTTTACTTTGATTCTACTGTCTGTACAACATCACTCAGTTTTTCAAGTTGTTTTAAAGCACCTTGATCTTCCATCACTGGCTGCATAAGTTTTTGTAACTCTGCTTGTTTTTCTTGTATTTCTTTTTGCAGCATTTGTGCTTTTGCAATATTTAAATCAAGACGAGTTTTTGTTTCGTCATAAAGTTCTTGCGGTGTTGCCATGAAATTTATTTAAGTTATCCAATATTACTAGGCCGCTTCTAAAGCTGCAACTTTGGTTTCTAACACCTCTATTTTTGCCATTGCTTCCTGTAAACATTTTACAGCTTTCATATATAAAACAGAATATTTTACACTTTTAACTGTTTCACCAGCACCAGATTTAATATTAGTATTGCTTTCAGATACAAGCCCTGCACTAACTGTTTCTACTTCTTGTGCAACTACACCGATTTGCAAAACACCTGTTGGATTGGCCTTAAATCTAAATTTTCTTACTCTTAAAGCTTTTATGTCATCCCATTGTGAACCAGCATCTACAATGTCTTGCTTTAATGTTACATCCGATATTTGCCCATAACTATTATTTGTATTTTCTAAATCTCCATCTCCTTTTACGTTTACATTACCTTGAGTTCCACCAAAATAAGTAACAGCATTTGCGCCTGTGACATTACGAGAACACACTAAAGAGCCATCATAAAATGCAGCAATTCCAAATGCTGAAGTGCTTAAAGAATTAGTAGAAGTACCAATTAAAAAAGCAGGGTCAGACTGGTTTGTTGACATCATTCTTGCTTTTTCAGTATTTGAAACAAGAAATGTCAAAACATGGTTAGTTATCGTGCCAATCCCTGCATTTGATGTATTAGGTGCAAAGAACGCTGCTTTTCTTCCAGCCGTATCTGATAAGGTAATTTTTGCACCACAGGCAGTTGTTGAACTACCGACTCCTCCCAAAGCTGTATCATTACCTACAATATTTAAAAAAGACTCTGGCGAGGAAGCCCCGATTCCCAATCTGCCTGATGCCATAAGCCGCATCTTTTCTCCTGCGGATGAACCGCCATCAGATGTTGTTGCAAATTGTAAATCAGTAGGTAAATCATTATCTCCAATGGAACCATTAATTGTTGCTGCTATTGATGCACCCATCGTAAATTCACTACCAATTAAGCCTTGAAAAGAAATCATGCCTAATTGTGCGCCATTAGTAACTGCGGTTGTTGAACCTACAGAACTGCCCATTGTTTTACCAAAAATTAAAATAGGTCCGGCATTGGTTGTAGAATTATAAATAATAGAATTACTTCTCCCTGCGTCATCAGAATCGCCTGCACCCTCTATCTGAAAATGTGGACTAAATTGTGAGCTGGTGTTAAAAAATCCACTCCTTTGTGAAGTTGTACCAAAAAGAACACCTCCTGTGTTAAATCTTACCTTTTCTCCACCACCACCAAGTTCAAATGAAATAGTATCATTAGAAGGAAATCTAATCTTTGTGTTTGAATCTCCTGTATGTACAATCGTATCTGCTATTGATAAATCACCTGTTATAGTGGTTGCACTGTTAGTAAATGTAGCTCTTACCGCGCCGCCAGTTGCAATATCAAAAGTATTAGCAGCACTAGAAAAAACCCCTGTGTCGAGATCATCTCTAAAAGCTAATGCTGGAGCAGAAGCAGACCCATCTTCAAGAGTTAACGTGCCGTCTAATTGCAATAGTTCAATCCATGCGTTATTCGCAGAGTTTCTTATTTTTAGAGTCCCTGCTGTAGTATCAGCCCACCATTGATATGCGTATGTTGTTGCTGGACTAGAAGAATTTGAGTTATTACTAACGATTGCAGCAAGAGCATTATTTAAGTCTGTTCTAAAGCTTGCCCCCGATTGATTTGAGAGAATATAATCATGTGTTGGACTCATAGCTCAAACTTTTTTACTTAAGTATATATTAGTTGATAACTTTAATATAAACATAATTAAGTTCCTTTACCAAACCCAATTGCGGTATATCTAAAATTAAGATTTTTGAAGTTGTTACTTGAATCTCTTACCTCTATGACAAACTGCGTTCCTGTAATAGATGTTATTTTAAAATAATCACCTGTTACAGCACCCTCAAGAGTTATTCCTACTGTTGGCAAAAATGCACTTGTTGAACCACCTAATGAGCCAGTGCCTGCAAAAAATGGACTTGTAAAGGTAACAGTTTTCGCAGAAGTTCCAGAGGCAATAAGGCCATTTGTTGCCCCTGCATTACCAATACTGGTTTCTGTTCTTGGTTTCAAGCTTGCTTCAAAACCTAATTCTGTGACATTGATATTCTGTGCAGGGTCATTAGATGTTAGTTCACATTTAAATTTAAAACCTCTAGCAATATATTCTCCATTTGCAAAGGTATTAAATTGTGAGAAATTAGCCCCATATGTGCAAGAAGTTCCGCTTGAAATTGTTGCGCTTGCGCTTGCCGTAACTGTAAATGTACTACCAGTTATAGTCTGTATTTCATAGTTCCCATCTACTGCACTACCAGCAGTAAAATCAATAACCACTTGATCACCTACTGAATAACCATGACCATTTTTTGTAATAGTTATTGTTGTGCCACTTTGCTCGTAAGTGGCGGCTGTTGACGTTGCAGTATCTAATTGTGTTGTTGCAACAAGTAATTTTGCCCCGACATCTTCGGCAAGAGCACCGTCAAATTCAGTCCATGTATCAATATTTGCTGTTCTTGAATCAATAAGATCATTAGGCAAAAGACCAGAGGTAACAAACCGCCTTTTTAAAGTGAGGTTAAAAACCGCACCGAGATCAACTTCATTTTGAAATTCATAAGAACCACTTGAATTAATCGGGCCGGCAAAGTCTATATTTGATAAGTCATCAATATTTTGAGTGATTGAATCTATCAACAATGTTCCATCTAATAACAAACCATCAAAATCTGCGTCATAAAAACATCTTGTTTTATTTCCTTGAAATGGAGGGTTGTCTGTATCTTCTCTTTCAGTGAGAATTATTTGATTTGGTTGCGGGTCTGGTTGAGTAACAATTATTCTTGCAGCGTTATTTGATCTGCGCCCGCCATCATCGAGAAATTTGATACTGTAAGTCCCCGTCAAAGCGGGAACCAGTGTTTCGCTTATGTTGCCTGAGAGTTTTGGAATAATTTCTGTTGAATTACTAAATGTTGCAACAGCGGGGTCAACAGATGGCGTATGGCGCACGGAAATTGACCCCCCGTGGGTCACGTCAATGTCCGTTGCAGGGTCAAACCGTAGTCGTACAAACAGATCTGAAACAGGTTCTATTGTTAAACCTGTAGGGTCTTCTGGTAAGGCAGTTTTACCAACAGCATTGAAATCAAGATTATTTGAAGTTGCAGAAAGTTGTCCTTGAATGTTGTAGCTAAAAACTCGAAATTCATAAACACCAAGTTGACTATTTAATATTTCAAAGTCAGGACTTGAAACTTTTGTAGAAACAAAGTTTCCATTGTTATAACGATAATTTACTTGGTAATTAATTACTCCAGTAATTGGCTGCCAACTTAAAACAATTTTTGAAACCGCTTGATTGTTTATAGGAACAATTGTTTCTACCGCTGAAAGGTTAGAAGGTGGCGGTTTTAATTCATTTAAAACTGATATAGTTCTTGTTGGTAAAGATGAACCATCTTCAATAAAATCATATTTTGCTTCTACATAAGAAAGTGCTGTAATCGAAAAATTTATACCATCTTGTTCTTCAACAGTAATTACTCTAAATTTTTGTGCTTCCACTGTTGTATTTGCTAAAACCCAAACAGTATTTACATTTGGCGTTTGCGAAAATGCACTACTTACTGTTACAACACCGGCAGAAGTAATACTAGAAACATCTTTTGTTTCAACCTTGCCATCGGGTAAAACAACACTGAAAGTAGGAGAGTTTGTTGTTGCCAAGTCAGAAGCATTTGCATCATCAATTGTCATAACTGTTGTAGATGCAACAGCGGATAATCTTCCGCCTCTTCTTACACCTGAACGAACAGGATCAGCTATATCAATAATTGCACCCGGCCTTACAACAGCACCAGCATCTATTGAAGTAGTAAAACTAACAAGTTCTGATTCATTTTGTTCTGCAAATAATATTGATCTTCCTAATCTTGCAGCTTGACCTCTTGATGTACAAGCAAAAGCTTTTACTTGTTTTGTAATGATTCCAAATTTACCTTGTGCAGTTAAATCATCTACAACTTCAAAATCTACATCTTGGCTGTCCATATTAAAATACGAAACAGCAACAGCGGTGTGTCTTTGTTTTAAAGAACTTCCAGAATAATTAAAACCCTCAGATGTAATATTACTTAAATTAAATAAATAGCTTGCGGATTTTGGCGAATCTTGGGTAATCGTAATTGAACCAGCGGTAAAAATTGGCATACATCGCATTACACCAGCAAGTTCATTTATAAGATCAAACGCTTCACTTGATGATTGAATATTTACATTACAGCTGAATCTGGCTTCCTGTCCTCCAAGCCCATCATCAACAAGAGTGTTTGCAAACTTACTGGCAGTTACAAAAGAAAATAAATCAAGATTACTGTCTGTTATATGATCTCCAAACCCATATCTTGCATTTGTAAGAACATCTAATAAAATCATTGCTGGGCAAGAAGTCCAAACAGCGGCACCCATAACGCCATTAAATATATAACCACTTGGATAAACAATTCGGCCTGTTGCAGAATCAACAGTTGGGGTTCCAGAACTTGAAGCGCCAGCTCCCGGAATCCTTACTTTGATACCGCGAATACGAAATTTCCTGCTAGGAATAGAACTAAATTGTTCTGAGTCAAGTCTTAATGCGTTATAGGCTGAGTTTGCATATGTAGAGGCATCATCAATTATTTCTGAAAAACTTGTCCATTGAAACGAATTAACTGTACTGCTAGTTGTGCTGTCCGCAGTTATTCTTGTAACTCGTATATCAACAGGAAAAGAACCAGTTAGTTTTACTGAAAATTCTTTTTGATATGCGTCAGCGGTTCTTCCAGTAACAGTATCAGTATGAACGTCTGTAAAACCGCCAGAATTATATTGAACAGATATTTTAAATTCAACTGTATCTCCTAATAAATCTCCACTATCTGTTGCTACTTGTATTTGTGGAAATGTAATTGTAACTTTTACACGATCAACATTTGTATTAGTAATTTGTCTTGTAACTGGTGAATCTTTTGCAACTGTAATTCCAACAGGAGTAGATGACGAAGAACTTTCAACACCATCAATTTTTGTTTGGTTTGCAGTTCCATGTCTTGAATTAAATGTTACATCTTGAAAATTAAAATCAACATCTTGTGGATTTGTTGATGACGCTGACGAAGTTAAAATCGGTGTATCGTTTAAAAATACATCTTTAAGATATGCGTTTTTGTATGCTGTAGATGTTTTGTCAGTTATACCTTCTTTTGAAGCTGATGCACTTCCTTCAATTTCACCCTCAGAAATTAAATCTAAGAATGTAACAAACTGCTTACTGTGTAAAGTATCAGGTGTTTTTGTAGGTTGCGGCGGTGGAGAAGGTCTTGAACTTCCACCAAATGAACCACGAATAATTTTTTTATTATCGGTCATACTTGTACCTGTTCAGTATCTATTGAAGAACTTATTACAACAGAACCAGTAAAAATTTCGCCATATACTAAAGGAACTGGCGTACCAGCACGGCTAGTCTGTTGTGTACCACTAAAACTAAAAGATAATCTTGGGTCTTGCTCGGAACTAAATTGTGGGATTTTAGGTGTAGGAAATAACATATCATTTACACCACTCAAAACCAATCCAGCACCTATCCCAAAAGCTGCTTTTGCGCCTATCCCCGCAGCGGCGAATCCACCGCTAAATGTCAAAGGTGCAGTAAATAAACCACCAACACCAAAACTTAAGGCAATTAAAGCGCCACCAAATAAAGCCTTACCTATACCACCCGAACCAGATATAACAGGAACAAACTTAATATCAGATTTTCCTACTGGAAAATGTAATTCATCAATATTTAAATTTTCCTTACCTAATAATACTTGGTAATACTTATTAGACATATGGTTTTCTAATTCAGGGAAATTATTTACAAGAAAACTTACAGCTTGCGCTGTTGTATTTACGACAGCTTCTAATTCTTTGTGACCTGTTATTTTTGCCAGTTCGCCATACAGTTTTATTTTACGCATCATAACGATACCGACCCCCTGTACATTTTAACAACCAAGGATTGTATGGTTCTTTACAAGATAGTCTATCGCCTAAATGATGCAAAACATCACCATCTATAAAAATTCCAACATGATTTAAACCTTTACCTAAAATACTCATTGCCAAAACATCGCCATTTTCTAATTTTTCATCTGGTGTTAATGAACGAAAACCCGCTGTAATTAAATAATTATTGAAATCCCCATCTTCTTTTGATTGTGGATTTTCGTGAAATATTTCAGGTGTTAATGGTCTTGTAGCTTTTTTAAAAGAAATTCCTTTTTCTTGCAAATACCAATCTTCCACCAAACTCAAACAATCAGTAACACCCCAAACCCAAGTTCTTCCTAGTAAAGGGGGTTCAAATCCACAAGGCTCGTAATACCCCCAAGTTTCTGTTTTTGGGTTGACAATATACCAAGGCAAATTTGAATGTTCACAGCTTATTTTATCGGCCTCTGAAGCGACAGGCGGTGTGATCGGGTGCGAATGAACAATTCCAATAATTTCCCCAAGTTCATCTCCTTTTACAAAATCTTCTGGATTCATTATGAAACATTGATGAGAAGTAATTGATAAATTTTGACAAGGAAAATATTTTTCTTTCCCGCGAATATTTAATAAAAGTCCGCAAGATTCTTTCGGATCTTGTTCCTTGGCGTGAAGCAATGCGTCATCTTTCCAAGTCATTAAACAGCTAATCCAATGCTAGGAAATTCAGCCCTTGTACATTGTCTTTTTGGCGCACGAACACCAATAAGATCAATAGGGGCAGCTAATTCAAAAACGACTACATCTCTTGTTTCTTGTGATTTTCTATCAATAGAATATATTTCTTGAGGAAATTCTGCATTTGGGTCAGGTGTACCATAAGGATTTACATTGCCAGCAAAATTAACAGCATCAATAAATTTAGCTAATGTTCTTATTCTTGTTACTGTTGCACCTGTTAAATCATTGCCAGTGGTTGTTTGGTTAACTGTTAGAAGAATTGATGTAATAGTGCCAAGGGCATTGCTAACAGTTAAAGTTGGTCTTGGGATCTGGCCTTTTTGATACGCAAAGCCTTCTGCTTGTACGGGGAATCTTTGGTATGTATTACCAGCCCAAACGATCTCTCCATTAGAATTTAAACTTGAACCAGCATGAAATCTATATGTTGTAGCAGAGCCATGTAAGGCGGCAGTAGTTGTTAGGGTAAATAATTCAATAATAGATGAAGGATTAATCCCTTGTATATCACTAATAACACTAGAACTCATGGCTCAAACACCTCTCTAAATGTGCAACTTAATTTAGCTCTGTTATTGTAGGGAATTGATTTTGTCCAACTTTCGCAAACAAATTTCTTTGCACCAGAAACAGTTGCAGTTACATTTCCGCTATTTGTTCCACTTGAAGAAGCTGTTACGGTAAAAGTATTTTGATCTGCGGCTGTTGCGACAATAAAAGTACCATCTGTTGCAGAACCACTTGTAAAATCAAGAGTTACAGTTTCATTAATTGCAATGCCATGATTTGTAATAGTCACTGTGATTGTTGTTGATGATGATTGTGAGTAAGTACCTGTCTTTGATATACCTTCACCCGGCGGTGTAAATGTAAAACTTGCCTGATCGTTTGCCCTACTATCTAAAAATGCCTCAATAACATCTGATTCAATTTCTGTAACATCAAATTGTAAATTATAAACTTTTGGATTTTGGTGACTTGCTAAACCAAATAAAACTCTATGTTCATAACCATCTGCAAAACGAACAAGTCTTTTAATTGGTGATGATTTTTTACTAAAGCCGACATAAGTTGGTGTAAATGATGGAAATGTAGCCATTATGCAAGTAAACCTCCCGGGCGTTTTTCTTGAACTAATTGTGCCTGAATAGCCGCAGAAAGAACAAGACCAAGTTCTCTACTTTCTTGTTCATTGCCTTCTACATTAGAACCTGATGCGTCTACATTGACAACAATATTATTTGTTACGCCACCGCCTGCGCCACCAATACGATCATTAGGAATAATGGTACCTGAAGTCTTTGGAATAAAAAGCTCCGGCCCTTTCTCTCCAACGATTGAAGCCCTTCCGACAGGTGGCCTTCCACCATTTGCAAAGCCTAAAAACTTTCCGAAGCCAGTACCACCGAATAAACCACTCATTGCAGCATTTATTCCGATTCTTAACAAGGATGTTGAAATATCGTTAAGAATTGATTTTGCCGCTTCTCCAAGGCTTTTTGTTCCTTGAACAGCACCAACTAGCGCATCAGTTATACCTGTACCAATATCTTCTCCTACTTTTTTGAAAGCAGCGTTTAATTCTTTAGCTTTTTCTGCGTTGTCTTTAATTATTAAACCTCTTAATTTTTCCTCAGTATTTATATCTTGCAATTCTTTTAGTTCTTTTAATTTATCTCCTTCAAATTGTGCTTCAAGGTCTTTAATAGCTAATTCATGTTCTTTTCTAATTCTTGCTTCTTCTGTAAGTTCTTTTGAAATAGTATTGTTTTTCTGTAAAGAAGCATTTGAATCCGTCAAATTTTTCTTTATCATTTCAAATTCTTTGCTTAAATCTCTAAGTTTTGCATCTTCTAAATTAGCTTTGAGTTCAGTTACTTTTTCATTTGCTTTCTCAATTTCTCTTCCAATACGAAGTTTTTTACCGCGATCATTTCTGTTTGTTCCAAGACCTTGAAGACTTTCTTGTAATTTTGTGATTTTTTCTTCAGTTTCTTCAATATTTCTTGAAATTTCGTTTGCGCTTCCAAATTCCAAAAGATCATTAAATTGCTTTTGTTCTTTGTTTGCTTTCATCAAAGCGGCAGCAACAAATCCAAGTCCAATGACTAAAAGACCAATTCCAGTTTTTGCAATAGCAATTTTAAATGCAGTTGCGGCGGCGGTAGCTGTAGCAAATCCCGCAGAAGTTGCCGCAAGTGTGGCTTTATAAGCGACAAGACTTCCAAGCCCAATTCTTGAAGCTACAGTTATTCCAATAAATCCTGCTTTTAGTGCCGCTATTTGTGCGCCTACTATTGGAACAACAACCGCAATTCCTTTTATAGCCGCGGCAATTCCTAAAAATGTAAACGTAACTTGCCCCGCTTCACTATCGACAAAGCTGACAATACCTTCAATTAATGCTGTCGTACCTTTTGTAACTTTTAAAATAACAGGCAATAATTTGTCGCCAAGTGTTAATTGAAGTTCAAGAACAGCGTTATTAAATGCTTTAAATGTTTCAGCGGGCGAAGCATCCATTATTGCGCCAATTTTATCTGCGCCTTCTTCAGCCGATTTTGCTAAAGCCCTTAAAACAACATCTGAAGTTAATAATCCTTTTGATGCAAAATCTTTTAACTTACCCGCGGAAATACCAGTTTCGTCTGAAATAGCTTTGAGTAATTGTGGAACCTGTTCGGCGATACTTCTAAATTCATCCCCTTGTAAACGTCCAGAACCTAAACCCTGCGCTAGTTGAGTAAATGCCGCGCTTGCTTCTGTTGCATTTAATCCCGCTAGTTTTGCAATAGTATTGAATCCTAAAAATGTAGTTTCTATATCTTCTAGTGATATTCCGAGAGGTCGTAATCTGGCAAATATATCTGTCACGCCTTTTGTTGCTTCAACAATTGACAAATTAAATTTATCCTGTGCTTTCGCAACTAATTCTTGCGCCCCTGCAAATTCCCCAAATTCAGATGTAAGAACTTTCATTCTTAATTGCAAAGCCTGAAAGTCTGAAGCTGTGGTTACAGCCTGTCTAGCGACAGCGGTTAAAGCAACACCCGCAAATGCCGCCTTAAGTCTTCCTAAATTATTTTGTAATGCGCTTGATTGTGTCTGTACGCCTTTTAATGCTCTTGTGGCCTGCGAAGCATCAACTGTAAGTTTTACATTAGCCTGTGCCACAAATTAAAAAACCTTTTCTTATATATTACCTTCTATTTGCTCTTTGGCGATTTAATTCTCTTTTTTCTCTTTCATTCTTAACTTCATAATATGCAGCCCAATATATCAGTTCTTCT